TTACCAATCGGAATGACAGGATTCGAACCTGCGACATCTCGCTCCCAAAGCGAGTGCTCTACCAAACTGAGCTACATTCCGCTACGTTCTTGCAACGCAATGCATTGCTCCTCAAGATTATACAAGAGTTTATAGTTCTTTGTCAAGACATAATATCCATCGATGGTCAAACCATCATCTGTCCACCCGTATGCTACTACATTTTCACATTGACCATTAATATTAAAGCACTTGTTTGTGTGCAGATAACTGTGAAAGCGGGTGTCCAGATTGATCATTAGCGTTCCTCAAATGTGATGCGACGCACTTTGCGTTTGCGTCGTTCCTCCTGGTATTTTAGGTCATCAGGGGTCAGAATTCCCTGATATTTAATATTTTTTTCATGTTTGGTCAGAACTACTTGACCTAGGTCTACAGCACCAACAGTATCATCAACGACTTTCATTTGATTTGGACAACCACAGAACTGAACCTTGCTAGTGCTTGTCAGTTCTTTGTTGCATCTTTTGCATCTTGCAGATAACATTGTTCAACATTTAACCTCTTTAAAATAATGGGTGATGAGGGATTCGAACCCCCGACTGCCTCCGTGTAAAGGAGGAACTCTACCGCTGAGTTAATCACCCGAATGTCGGTAAGAGGACTTGAACCTCCACGTCGCAAGGACACTGGAACCTAAACCCAGCGCGTCTACCAATTCCGCCATACCGACAAGGCGTTTCAGGTTGGATTTGAACCAACGACCGACCGCTTAGAAGGCGGTTGCTCTATCCACTGAGCTACTGAAACATAAAAGGGTCAGTGACCCTAACCAAACTGGCGCATACCTGTGCCAGACATCCAACCACCAGGACCAGACTGGAAGTTTTCAGAACCACCACCCAACTCTGGCATAGGATTAAGTTGAGTGGTAGTGTTGCCACCTTTGGTAGCAATATTGTACATCACCTCATGGATGTTGTCAACCTCTTTGCTGGGTTGATCTTCTTCTTGAGGAATGAGTTGCTTCTCTTCCTCTAATACCTTACGCATCTCAACATACTCTTGCTGCTTCTCTGAGAGAACAGGAGCAGGACCAAACCAAGGGTCATCTTTAAGCACCTTAGGTGCAGGGATACCAGTGAATGGTTTAGCAAGTTTTTTCAATGCTCTCAAAATCATGACCAAACAAGTTTTTTAGTGTACTGATAAGCGTAGGTCTCCCTAGGACCTTTGATACCCCATCCTAACCAATAATAAGCAGGAACCATGTACTGACGGACAGTTTTACCTCTGCCCTCAAACTCAGGCAAGTAGCGTTGGAAGACACTTTCGTTAATCATGTAACGAGTTTGACCTTCCAGACTGCTTGGGTCACATCCATATTTATCACAGAACTTACCGAGGTTACGATAACGTCCTACTGAGGTCCACTGAATAATACCGTAACCCCCACTATAGCAAGCGTTGTAAGGAACTCTAGTCCCTCCCTCGCATATGTTGGGAATGAACTTGCTTTCCTGTTTAATGTTACCCATGATCGTTGCAAGAGCATTACGATCTGAGATCTTGGTTTGTTTTTGGAGTTGTTCGAGGACATACTTTTCGTTAGGTGAACAGTCCTCACACTTCCAAGATGGTTCATATGCTACCACAGGAATCTCTACCACTTCAGGAGGAGGATCAATCTGCGAGATAGACGGATAGGCACAGGCAGCACTAGCTGTTGCCAGAGTTACCAGTGCCAGAGTTCGTTTCATCATAGTTAAAATAATCTTTACGGTAGTATCGACCGAGAATGTTGCTATTATAGAAGGCAGGAGTGCCATCTGTCAAGCTCGCGGTCAAGACATCGTGAAGGAAGAGCTGTCGTGTCTCTTCATAGTTTACACGACCAGGCGTGGTATGGAGAGACAGTATGACACGTTGAAAACTGTCCTTCCCAAACTCTTTGATGTCTTCCTTCAGTTCTGGACAGGATCCATAGTATTTTCGCCAGTCACTTTCAGAAGTAACTCGCCTCTTAGCACCCTTGGGTTTTCTTTTTTGCCAAAAATACTTTCGCCCAATGTACGATCGACCGTTGGACTGATTGGTAATGAGATAAACAAAACCCCAGTTATCCCCAATAAGGCTCCCGTCAAACACGCTGCCATTATATCGCCAGGGATTTGGATACTCTTCCACTTCATCATAATATAACCTATAAGTATTTAGTCAGTCCCAAGGATCTGGTACTTGAGGCGCATGGCGCTTAGGACCCACGCCTCGCTGAGAGACTTGGGTCCGTCCATTATGATCCTTGCGTGGCGGGTGCTCACGTTTGGATCTTGGAGTGCTTTTACCTTCCAACCAGGCAAAGAATTTTGCGTCATAGCTGGAAACCAGCGAACGTATCTTTCTTAACATCTTGCTTGATACTCCCGATTAGATAAGACTCGACTTCAGTCTCTTGTGGTGCTACTTGCATACCCTTAGAGGATAACCAGTGCTCTGTCCAAGGCAGAGGATTGTTGCTAATAGGAGTGTCAAAGATTGCCTTCAGTCCAATAGACTTCAAACGTCTATTGGCAGTCCACTCCACATACTTAGCCAGTAGTTTGTCGTTAAGACCAATAATAGAACCATCTTTGAATAGATATTCTGCCCAAAGTTTTTCTTCTTCGACACACTGTTGGAACATTGCATAAACATTCACCTCTTCTTCCTTGGCAATCTTGACTATATCAGGATCATCACCCGCTGCCCACTTATTAATGATGTTCTGGGTGATGGTCATGTGTTGTGATTCATCCCTTGCGATGAGTCCGATAATTTTAGCACTTCCTTCCAGAAGTTTAAGTTCCCCGAATGCGAAAGAGCAAGCAAACGAGACGTAAAATCTAATTCCCTCCAGGATATAGACATTAACGACCGCTCGATATAGTTTTCTCTTGAGTTCATAGAGTTCATTTTGTGCCAGTGGAACGCCATCAAGTTGATGTTCCCACATTCTTCCAGCACCCCACTCTTGTGCTGCTCTGAGGAACTCATCATAAGCACGAGTTACTGACTGTGCTCTCTGAAGAATCTTCTCGTCATCTAGGATCTTATCAAAGACTTCAGAGGGGTCAGCATATACATTCTTAATAATGTGAGTGTAGGAGCGACTATGGACCATCTCCATAGTCTGCCAGATATTCATGGCACCCTCAAGCTCGGGTAGACTGCAGTAAGGCATGAAAGCCATGCCAGGACCACGACCTTGTACAGAGTCCAAGAGGATCTGATACTTGAGGTTCGACGTGAAGATGTGTTTCTGGGCATCATTTAGAACTTGATAATCAGCGCGATCTTTCTGCAGCGATACCTCTTCAGGACGCCAGAAGTATCCAAGTTGTTGCTGTGTAAGTTTATCGAACACAGGATACTTGAATTTGTCATAACGTTGAACACCAAGAGGGGGTCCAAAGAACATCTTCTGTTTTGTGCTGTCCAACTGGGTAGTGTTGAACACTGTCATACCTTCTACTTTACTACGCATTGGTTCGCTAGTTCTAAATTTTGCAGCTGTCACAATCTTCCTCCTCGGTCTCTAAAATTTGGTTGAGTAAATCCTCAATAGATTCTTTTCTTTCCTCAGTTAGTTGTGGTTCATCACTCTTGATATCATATGTGTTCTGATAATAAGAAGTCTTCCATCCATACTTGTATGTCTTCAGGAAGTCACCTGCCATGACAGAAACAGGAACCTCATTGTTGTCATAGTTCTCTGGATTATAACTCCAGTTGCCAGAAATTGCCTGGTCAAAGAACTTCTGCATAGCAGCGACAACTTTGATGTAACCATCGTTGTCCTTCATGTCCCAGAGAAGAGTGTAGTTATTCTTGAGACTACCGTACTGAGGAACGATCTGCTTGAGCGGTCCCTTTTTGCTTTTCTTAACGGACATGTATGCTCTAGGAGGCTCGATTCCGTTTGTGGCATTTGACACAACGGAACTACTCTCCGATGGCATCTGTGCGGACAGTGTTGAGTGCCGTAAACCGTAGGTGGTGATATCAAACCTAAGACTCTCCCAATCATGCCTCAATTCCGTTCCACAGAACTCGTCGATGTCACGCTTGTAAGTGTCGATTGGGAGGATACCGTCTGCATACTTGGTTCGATCAAAATATCCACACTCGCCCTTCTCTTTAGCGATGGTGTTACTTGACTTGAGCAAGTAATATTGGAAAGATTCAGACAAGTTGTGGACGAGTTTCCATGCGGTTGGATCGTCATAGTGTTCTCCCTGTTTAGCGAGGTAGTGTGCTAGTCCGATATAACCAATGCCAAGAGAACGTCTGTTGATAGTGCTGCGTTTTGCTGCCTCAACAGGGTATTCTTGGTAATCAATCAATTCCTCCAGACCACGGACTGCGAGGTCACAGAGTTCTTCCAGATCATCTAGTTTGTTGATCTTACCAACGTTGATGGCAGAGAGAATACACAGAGCAATCTCACCACCACCATCAATATGCTGGAGAGGAGTAGTAGGAAGTGTAATCTCTTGGCAGAGATTAGACATATTAACCTTGTCTTTGAACGAGGAATGCTCGTTACAGTGGTCGATGTTCATGATGTACAAACGACCAGTCTCTGCTCTCTCCTTCAGGAGGTCCAGAAGAAGTTCTTGACCGCCGATAGATCGTTTTGGAATTGATCCATCAAGTTCATACTGGCGATAGAGACCATCGAACTCAGGAG